CTGAAAAGAGTTAATATATTTATAAATATTTCTTTTTTTTGTTATGGCTGCTGTTAAGGGTGACGTTGGAAAAATTATGTTTGAAAATGCTGGCGGTACCGAAGCTGACATTTCAGGCTTAAGAAATTGGTCTTTATCTATTACAAAAGACACACAAGAAACAACAGTTCTTGGTAATACTTCAAAAAGTTTCGTTGGTGGTTTAATATCTGGCGAAGGTTCCGCAGAACTTATTTATGATCCATCGGGCAACTCTGATTATCAAGCTTTCATTGATGATGTTTTAACTACAGGTGATGCTGGTGATGCGTTGTTTGAGTTATTTCCTGATAGTGGAACAGCATCAAAGAAATTTGGCTTTGCTGGTATTATTACCAACGCTGAATATGGCGCAACTTTAGGTGAGATCCAAATAATAAATATCTCATTTGTGACAAACGGTGCGATAACTTCAGCTATCTGATACGTTAGGATAACGTACCTAATTTTTTATGGCGACAAAAAGAACTATTGATCTTCTGACTTCATCGTATGGCGATGAAATGTCAACTAGAAGAAAGTATGAATTTAAAAATGCTAAAGGTGAAAAGGTTGTAGATTTATATTTTAAGCCATTAACAAGATTTGATAGACAAAAAGCCCAAAATGCTACTGGTACCGATGAAGCCCTTGTTGTTTCAACTCAATTACTTTGTCAAATGGCAGAGCTTGAAGATGGAACAAAGGCTTTTAGTATGGCAGATGCTCCAAACTTACAAAGAGAACTTCCAGAAAACGTATTAAATGAAATAGAACTGTTTTTATTTAATATTAAACTTGATACAGATACAGCAAAAAACGATTAAAGCGAGATAACTGGTTAAACTTTGAGTTTTTTCTCGCAACAGAATTAGGAAAGACATTAAAAGAATTAAGACAATTAATTACACAAGAGGAATTAATATATTGGGCTGCTTATTACGAAAATAAACATGAAAATGAGAAAAGAATGCATGAAAGAGCAAAAAACAGGTAGTATATAATTAATAGATTTTTGTTTTACTTAAGTGGCCGAAAGTATAGTTACCTTAAGAGTTGAAGCAAGAAATGCAATATCTTCTTTAAATAAAACTTCTGCAGCAACAAAAACTTTATCAAATTCAGCAAAGGGTGCAACTGCTTCATTAACTACAGCTTCAACTGCAGCAAAAGGTTTAGGTGCTTCGTTAGCTGCTTCACTTGGGCCTTTATTAACTGTAGGTGCTGCATTTGCAACTGTTGGTAATTCAATCAGAGTTTTTTCATCAAGAGCCAGAGATATTGACATACTTAGGCAAGGTTTAAATAATCTAGGTGCTGGTACTGTTGAATTAGAAAAATTACAAGAAGCAGCAAATAGGTTGGGTAACCAAACTCTATTTAATCAAGAAGAATTTACAAGAGGTTTTAATTTATTAACAAGTTTTAGAAAAATTGGTGTTGATTCATATTCTCGTGTAGCCCAAGCCGCTGCTGATATAGCCCAAGTAAACCAAGTTGATGTAAGTACTTCATTTATGCAATTAGCAAAAGCATTGCAAGATCCTGAAAGAAATCTTTCAAACTTAAATCGTTCTGGTATAGCTTTCACAAAACAACAAACAGAAGTAATAAAAGAGTTAATGAAAACAAATCAGGTTGCAAAAGCACACAGCATGATTTTAGATATTGTAGATGAAAGTTATAACAAACTCGCACAATCTGCAGCAGGAGGCTTTGCTGGTAGTGTTGACAGCCTAGGTGAATCTTTTAATGATTTTTCTGAAACTTTAGGTAAAGCATTAATACCTGTTTTAGAACCAGTTTTAAAAGGTTTAACAGAATTATTAAAAAAAGTAACTGAATTTATGAGCTCGCCAATTGGTGAATTTGCAACTACATTTTCACTTATAGCAATTGCAGCTACTGGTACTGCAACTGCATTTACTTTAGTCGATATTGGTTTAAAGAAAATAGCCGCTTCAAGTGCACTTGCCGCAATAGGCCTAAATGCAATACCATTTGCTGCTATTGCAACTGCAATAGGACTAGTAACTACCGCTATTATTGCTAAAAAAAATGAACAGAAAAAATTTAATAAGTTAATAGAAGAAGGTGGCGAACTGGAAATAAAGGCAGCTATGAAATCCTTACTGGCAGAACGAGCAAAAATAGCAATTCAAAAACGTGGTACTGCATTTAAAGAAGAAAGACTTGCACAGATTGATAAAGAATTATCGAAACTAGAAAATGAACTTGTAACCGCAAAGAAAATAAAAAAAGAAACTCAAGATGCAAAAGTTGAATTGGAGAAAAAAGATGCAGCGGCCAAAAAATTAAAAGAAACAATGACTGCTATTGGAAAAGAGATTGAAGAAGGTATAAAAGACAATTTACGAGAAGCAATTACAGGGGCACAAACTTTTGGACAAGCTATGACTAATGTTCTTAATAAAATAAGAGATAAAATTATTGATGCTCAACTTAATAAACTTTTTGAAGGTTTTTCTTCAGGCTTTGGTGCTGGTGCAAGTGGTCAAAAAAATAAAGAAAAAGGTGGTGGTGGTTTTCTTGGTAATGTTGTTGGTAGTGTCCTTGGTGGTTTATTCAAAGCTAATGGTGGACCAGTACAAGCTAACAAGCCATATATTGTAGGAGAACGTCAACCAGAACTTTTTGTTCCAAGAACTTCAGGAACAATTTTACCAAGTGCAAATATGGGAGGAGATGTTGTTGTCAATGTCAGCGTAGACGCAAGCGGTTCAGCAGTTTCTGGTAGCGATCAGAAAGGTAATCAATTCGGTCAGGAGTTGGCGATAGTTATACAACAAGAGATAATAAGACAGAAAAGAAGTGGAGGTTTACTTGCATAATGGCAGATTTTGATACAGCCGTAAATATTAAACCTATTTACGGACAGGTAAAAAACCAAGCACCAAAACAGAATGTGGTTTCTTTAGGTGATGGATATGAACACCGCTTAACGGTGGGACTGCAACAGAATCCTAAAGTTTATAATTTAACTTTTATTGTTTCACAAACTGAAGCGGAAGTTATAGATGGTTTTTTAAGAAGTAGAAAATTTAAGAATGAAAGTTTTACTTATACACCAGAAGCTGAAGGATTCACAAAAACAGGAACTTATGTTCAATCATCTACAACTATTACTGCAACTATTACTAATCATGGTCTTTCTGCGGGTGATACTATAACTGTTGATTTTTCAAGTGGTGCGGCTGATGGGACTTATACTGTTCAGAATGATACTGGTACAGATACTTTCACATTAACTGCGGCAAGTGCAACAATTTCTGAAACCGCTTTATCTATAACGAAATCAGGTCAAGGCAAATATAAATGTGATAGCTGGTCTGTTTCTATTCCATACAATAATAGATGTACTGTAACAACTACATTTATTGAAGTATTTGAACCATAATGACAATACCTAATTCTTCATTACAAAAAATTGCCCCCTCTGCAATTATTGAACTTTTCCAACTTGATTTGATTGAAGGAACACACTATGCAACAGGCAATCCCGATTCAGTTACTACTGTTTACAGGTTTCATAGTGGTACAAGTTTAAAAACCAATAATTCTATCGTTTGGGCTGGAAATACTTATGACAGATACCCAGTTGAATGTGCTGGTTTTGAATTGTCCGGTCAAGGTGTTATGGCTAGACCACAGATGAGAATAAGTAATATATTATCTTTATTTACAACTTTAATGGCTACTGTTAACAGTTTTAATTTTGGTAATGATCTTGTAGGAGCTAAATTTACCAGAATACAAACTATGGTTGAATTTATTGATGCAACTAACTTTGCAAATAGTCTTAATCCTTTTGGTACACCTGATACTTCACAAGAATTACCAAAAAGAATATTTGTTTTAAATAAAAAAAATATTGAAACAAGAGAGATAGTTGAATATGAAATGGTTGCAGCTTTAGATTTGCCTAATGTTGATTTGCCTATAAGGATTGCAACGAAAAAAATATTTCCAGCAATAGGTGATTTTATTTAATGGAGACTTGGGAAGATTCTGTTTTTGAATATATTAATAAAAGAAAAGATGAAGAATGTTGTGGACTTTTAGCGAAGCAAGATGAAAATACAATTTTTTTCCCTTGTAAAAATTATGCACAAAACAAATCAAATAATTTTTTAATATCCCCTGATGATTGGATAGTAATAGAAGATCAGGCTAATATAATAGGTATAGTTCACAGTCACCCAAAAGGAGATTTGAATATGTCAGAAGGCGATATAAAAAAGTGTGTTTCTCTTGATTATCCTTTTTATCTTTTTAGTATTGAAAGACAAGACTATAAAATATTTTATCCAAAAGACTTAAAATGAAAAAAACAAAAATAATTTTATATGGAAAATTAGTAAAACTTTTAGGCCAGAAGGTATTTTATGCAAAATTAAATACTGTAGGTCAAGTCTTTAGCTTTTTACAAGCAAACTACCCACAGTTAGAGGATACTTTATTAAAAACAAACTATTGTATAAAGGTTGGAAATAAATTTGCAACAGAAAAAAATATTAATTATCCTTTAGGTGATAAAACTTTAAGGCTTGTTCCAGTTGCTGAAGGTGCTTTTTTTGGTGCGGTTTTAGGTTTTATCGGTAATACAATAATTCCTGCCGCTGCAAAAATTTTCGCAACTAATACTGTATCAAAAGCAGCTTCTAGTCTTATAGGAGGTGGACAACCTCAAACAGCAAATCAATCAAGTCAAACAAAAGCACAAAAAGACAAATCTATTTCAGGGGCTTTTAATGGCATTTCTAACACTGTTAATAGTGGTGTTGCAATACCTTTGTTATACGGAGAAACTATAACTGGTAGTATTGTTATTTCATCTTCTGTAGATACTGTACAATTCTCAGGAAAAGGAAAGGAGGAATACAATTGAAGGGATTATTAAAAACAGTTAGCGAAGCTTTATTTGTAAAGCCACCAAAAAAGCCAAAAGGTTTAAGCACTGTTCAGTATGCTCAATTAATTGAAGCGATTGCAGAAGGTGAGATTGAAGGTTTTCCGTCAGCAGTAGCGGAAAACTTTAAACTAGGAGGTTTTAATTATAGTCAAGCGGCAAAAAAAAATATATTTTTAGACGGCACACCAATTTTAAAAAAAACAACAGATTTATCTAATCTTGGTGATGATGGTTTAGTAATTATAGATGATGAAAATTTTAATTTTAAAAATATTGGGTTTGATTTTAGGAAAGGTATTGTTGCACAAGGATCTACAAAAACAGGAACTTATGTTGCAAGTGCAAGTGATAAAGAAACAACCTTAACAATTACTAATCATGGTTTTTTATTAGGCGATATATTAAAGATTGATTACACCCCTGCCGGTGGACAATCAGCAATGAATGAATTAGGAAACTTTCAGATATTATCTGTAGTTGATGCAAATAATTTTAAAGTTGTAAATAAAAAACTTTTTCCATTGGTAGCAGAACAAGATTCAACAGGAACTTGTTCAGTTTTTATAGAAGCACAGCAACCGTTAGATGGAATAAATCAAGTTGAAAGCCCTGTTAATTCTGGATTATTAGGAACCGAAATAACAAAAGAAAACCCTGTAACAATACAAGTTCCACATGATGCAAACAACCCAATAGATCAAGTCAGAGTAACTATTTCAGCAGATGTTTTTGCAAGTAAAAATGGAAAAAAAGCCGCAAAAGTTATATATAAAATTGAAATTGTAGATAATGATGGTGCGACTTATCAGGTCAATGACAGTCAATATCAACTAGGTGGAAAAGATGTCAGCTTTAACGCAGTAACAATAAAAGGAAAATCTACAAAACCCTTTAACAGAGATCATATAGTTTCACTAGCAAAACCAACTTTCAGTACTTACGCATATCCTGTTTCTATAAAAATAAGTCGTATTACTCCAGATACACCAAAAAACCCTAATGATAAAATTAAATTTTCTGGATTATCAACAATAATTCTTGACAGCAATGCTTATGCTGGCATCGCTCATCTTGCCATGAGATTTGATTCACAGCAGTTTCCAAGCCTTCCAAAACGGTCATATTTGTTAAGAGGAAAAAGGATAGCTATACCAAGCAATGCAACTGTAGATTCAAAAACAGGTGGATTAACTTTTAGTGGAACTTTCGATGGAACTTTAAAAACTACAAAGGAGTGGTGCGCTTGTCCAGCGTTTGTTTTATATGATGTTTTAACAACAGAACTTTCTGATTTTATAGATTCAACGCAACTTGATGTTTATTCTTTTTATAACGCTTCTGTTTATTGCAATGAATTAGTGGAAAATTTAGTAACAGAGGGAGAAAAAGAGCCAAGGTTTAGTTTTAATGGTTTAATGAGTGATCAACAACCCGCTTTTGAAATTATTAATAATATTTGTACAAACTTTAGAGCAGTTCCTTTTTTCAGTGAAGGTTTAGTAAAAATTAATCAAGACAGACCACAAACTACACCTGACTATATATTCAACAGAAGTAATGTTACAGAAGAAGGTTTTTCATATTCTGGAACTGATATAAGAGACAGGGCAAATAAAGTTTCGGTAAGTTATTTTGATGTATCTTTACAAAAATTGCAAAACGTAACCGTTGACTTGGCTGATTTGTTTTCAGCTTCTTCTTTTACAAATGATACAAACGCAAAATTAGCTCTTGGTTTGATACATAAGAAAATCGATTCTTTTGGTTGCACTTCTTTTGGTCAGGCAAAAAGACTTGCAAGATTTACTTTGTTTGAAGATCAAAGAAGTACAGAAACTATAAACTTTGAAACAACGATTACTGAAGGTGTTTTATTGCAACCAAATCAAATAATTGGTGTAAACGATCCTTTGAAAGCTGGCGTTAGAAGAGGAGGAAGAATTGTTTCCGCTACAACTTCAACCGTAGTTGTTGACGATACAGAATTTACTGATCTACCTACTTCAAACACTCCTAAAATTAGTGTTATCTTACCTAATGGCACATTAGAGAGTGGAACTATATCGGGCGTATCAGGGGCGACTGTAAGTGTTAATAATATTACTAGAGCAGATGGGACAACTGGAGCTTCTACATTTACAACAGCACCACAAGCAAATAGTGTTTTTGTTGTAGAAAATACAAGCATTGCTCTTGCTCTTTATCGTGTTCTTTCAGTAAAAGAAAATACAGATACAAAAACTTATGCAGTTAACGCTATTACTTATCATTCAGATAAGTATGATTTTATTGAAACTTTTGAAACAGATTTATCATTACAAACAGCCCAGACAACAATTTTAAATCAGATTCTTGATGCACCACAAGATTTGACTATTTCAGAAGAAATTTATACGGAAAATGGACAATTTAAAAGTAAAATCACTCTTTCATGGCAACCTGTATTAGGTGCTTCTGGTTATAAAGTTAATATTTTTCCACCAGAAACAGATTTTATTGAGATCAATACACAGTCCACAACTGTTGACATATTAGACGCACAGCTTGGTAACTATGATATTGATGTTTATTCTTTAAATGGTGCGGAAATTCCCTCTGGATCACCCATAGAGATAGAAGATTTTGAAGTTGTAGGTAAGATAACACCACCTACCGACTTAGCTGGATTGACAGTTGAACCTGTTGATAAAAACTTTGTAAGGTTAGCTTGGGAAAAATCAGAAGATGCAAGTGTTACTAATGGTGGTCGGATTTATATAAAACATACAAATCTTACAAGTGGTGGAACCTTTCAAAATTCAAGCCCAATTATAGAAGCTGTTTCTGGTACGTCTACAGATGCAATAGTTCCAAAGATAGCTGGAACTTATGTTGTAAAGGCTAGAGATGCAAATGACACTTTTTCTGATGGTGAGCAAACAGTACAATTTACATTGGATGATTCAGAAGCGGATGATGTAGATACAATTACAAATATAAATGAGGATGGAGCGAGTTTTGGCGGTACAAAAACAGGTTGTGAAATCTCACCGGATGGTAATGGTTTAGAGATGATTTTAGCCGGTGATGGTGAATTTGATGATGAAACTGATTTCGATACATTAACACCTAATTTGGATCAAATCGGAGATACTATTTCATCAACTGGAACGTATGAATTTACAACTGTTGGTGATCTTTCTGCTAATAATATAATGCCAACGCACTTTGTTAAAAACATTGCTGCAACTACATTTTTAAAAAATACAGAAATAGATACAAGAAATGAAATAGACTTATTTTCTGATATTGATGGTACAAAGGTTGACGAACCAAAAGTAGATTTATTTGTTGCCGCTACTGAAGATGACCCTAGTTCTGGTAGTCCTACATTTACCGCTTTTGAAAAGTTCAGTAATGCTACGTTTAAAGGTAGAGGATATAAGTTTAAAGCTGTATTTACATCAACTAAACCAGATGAAAATATTAAGGTAACTACATTAAGAGCTACAGGATCTCTTGCACCAAGAACAGAAACACAACGAGATGGCACTTTTGTGACTAATCCCTTTGCTGGTACATATTCAGCTAGTGGTGGTACAACCACAATAATCTGTACATCTTCAACTTACGATCATGGTTTAGCTGAAGGTGATTCTGTAATAATTGACTTTTCAAGTGGTGATGCCGTTGATGGAACATATACTGTAGTTTCAATTTTATCTTCTACAAGATTTACAGTTACGGCTGGAAGTTCCTTAGATACAAGTGGTAATTTAAGTTTTACAATACCAGTAACGATAAATGCAAGTACAGGACTTGTTTCTTCTCGTTTTACAGGTTTAGTTTGCAGTTTTGGTAAAAGATATAAAACACCACCGACTGTAAATATATTCCCTGATGTCAATGATTCTTCTAATCCTAGTAATTATTCGGCTGTTGCTGTATCTGAAACAAGTTTTACAATTAGATTTTCTGATAATAGTGGAAATTTACTAGATAGGTCATTTAGTTATTCTGCGACTGGTTTTGGAAAAGGTGATACATCATAGGCATATCTTCTTTTTTACTGTAAACTTAAATTATTAAATAAAACCTGATGGCTAGAGTTGACGATACAGGAG